AGGACATCGGCAAGGTCTGGTCGCTCTCCGAGATGGAGGTCTACGGCTGCCCAGTCTGGGGCACGCCCGGCTACTCCGTCGGCTTCGACTGCCAGTTCGACCTCTTCAAGGACACCGCGCACCGACTCAACGGTAACCGCTGCACCTGGTGGCTCCGTTCCGTCAGGGGTGGCTCGTCTGCGCGCGTCTGCTGCGTCAACGGCTACGGCAACGCCATCTGCAACGTTGCCGCGCACGACTGGATTCGCCCGCGCGTGGGCTTCCTCCTAGGGTAGCGAAGCGGACCGTACAGGACACCCATCGGGCGCACGCCTCGCGCGTGCGCCTTTTCATGTCACGAGAGAGGAGCATCGCCTTGAGCGGAGTACCCGAGAGGCTTAGAAACCTAAGCGAGCGCGAGTTCTACAACACGGCCATCGAGCTGCGCGTGGAGGTTCTGGGCATCATCACGTCGAGCGCCATCCCGAAATCACAGCGCTTCACGTTCGCCGTCCCTATGGCCGAGACGGCCCGCAGCGTCGTCTACAACATCGTCAAGTCCGAGGCGTTCTACCCGAACACCCCCGAGAACGTCGCGGCCCGCAAGCGCTACCTCACGCTGGCCGTCGCCGACTGCGAGCAGCTGTACCAGGACGCGCAGGCATACCTCGAGGTGTACCGCCGGAAGGGGGACACGCAGCACGCCGGGGCATTCGAGCGCATGGCGGGGCTCGTCGACTCCGAGATAAAGCTGCTCAAGGGCGCGCGCAAGGGCGTCAAGCTGATCGGGGCGCGGTAGAATGGCAGGACGTCGTCCCTTGTTAACCGCTACAACTGGTGGCTCCGTTCCGTCAGGGGTGGCTCGTCTGCGAACGTCTGCTACGTCAACAACAACGGCAACGCCAACTACAACGATGCCACGAACGACTGGATTCGCCCGCGCGTGGGATTGCTCATACACGCCAGACAGCCCCGCCCATGCGTGGGGCTCCGAGCACATGAGGAAGGAAGGGCCGACGTTCGGGCACGTGCCCGTAAAGACGCATCCCGCTGGGAGGGCAGTCCGCTCCTTGCATGGCCGCGAGCTTCGGCGCTCAACGCGGTTTCATTGCTCCTCCCTAAGCGGCCTGGGAACGCCGGCGCCCATAGGCGCAGGCCGCGCGGGATGCCATCATGAATAGCGATGAGCGCCGAAAGGCTAGGAGAGCCAGGCGCGATGCGAAGAGGGCTGCGAACAGGGCGAAGCGCTGCGCGGCCCTCACCATCTCCAATGCCGCCCGCCTCGACAACATCCACGAGGCGGCACGCGACGCCGCCAAGGGCGTCCGCTGGAAGGCAAGCGTCCAGCGCTACATGGTCCACTCCCTGCGCAACTCGCTCTACGCACGCCGGGACCTCCTGGCGGGCAACGACATCCGCAAGGGCTTCGTCCGGTTCCACGTCATCGAACGCGGGAAGGACAGGGCGATAGCCGCGCCGCGGTTCTCCGAACGCGTGATACAGAAAGCGGTCACGAGGGCGGTCATGGCCCCGGCGGTGTGGCCGACGCTCACGCCCGGGTGCGCCGCCAACATGCGAGGCCGCGGCACGGACTACGCCCTCATGCGACTGAAGGGGCAGCTCGCCGAGCATTACCGCAGACACGGAGCAGAGGGCTATGTCCTGCTCATGGACTTCTCCGACTACTTCGGGACAATCGACCACGGGACGGCACTCGACCTCGTGAGACGAACGCTCACAGACCCCGCAGCCGTCGAGTTCATGCGCCTGCAGATAGAGGCGAACGGCAGGATCGGGCTCGGCCTCGGCAGCGAGCCGAACCAGGCGCTGGCCGTCGCCATACCGTCCCCACTCGACCATCTCGGCGAGCGCTGGCGCGGAATCGAGGCGTCGGGCCGGTACATGGACGACTCCTACTTCATAGCGCTCGACAAGGAGACCCTCTGGCTGTTCCTCGACGCGGCCCGCGTCCTGTGCTCGTCGCTCGGCATCACCATCAACGAGAGGAAGACCAAGGTGGTGAAGCTCACGCGCGGGTTCACGTTCCTCAAGAAGCGGTTCCGCTTCACCGAATCGGGCAGGATCGTCGTGACGCCGATACCGAAGTCCCTCGCCCGCGAGCGCCGGAAGCTGCGCACCCACGCCCGCATGGTCGCCGAGGGGAGCATGACGCTCGAGCAGGCCTACGTCTCCTATATGTCGTTCCGCGGGTCTCTCGAGCGGAAACGCGGCGACGGCAGGCCGAGGTTCCGCATGGACGTCCACTGGGCCGTGCGCGACTTCGACCGGCTATTCGTCGAGCTCGTCGTCGGCGCCAGCCAGTGTTACGCCGCCGATACGATGCTCGCACATCCACTGCATCCACTAACAGAAAGGAGTCTAAATGGACACTAATGAGGAACGTCCCAATATCGTGGACGACGGCAAGCAGGCCGAGGTGAACGCGCTGAGAAACCTGCTCTCGCAGCTCGGCGACCCCGACGCGGCCCATGAGGTGGGCGTCATCGACGACGACTCGTACATCGAGCAGAAGGCCGAGAAGATGGCCTATACGGCGGCGCTCGCCGCCTACGACAGAGGCGAGACGCCCGACGTGCCGGCACTGCTCGGCCAGATGCGCGAGCAGGCGTCGAAGCCGACGCAGACCGAGCAGAACACGGCGAACATCGACTACCTGCTCATGACGGTCGGAGGTGACCAGTAATGCCGACGAAGAAGACCGACGAGCACTCAGAGCACTTCGCGCTCGTCAAGAAGTACTACGACCGACCTCTTTGGAGCAAGGCGCGGGTGCATAAGGCCGTCGAATGCAAGTGGATCACCGCCGACGAGTACAAGGAGATCACCGGCGAAGAGTACGCGGAGGCATAGCGGATGGAGGTTATCTACACCGTTGCCGTCACGGCAATCGTGTCAGGTCTCGTAGGCTCCATCGTGTCGAGCATCGTTGCCGCAGTGAAGTCCCAGGGCAAGAAGGTCGCGGAGCGCTCCGACACCGAGAAGGCGATCGAGGCCGCGCAACGTGCCGGCCTCCGCGCACTGCTCTGGCGCGAGCTGAAAACGATCCACGAGCAGGCCATGGAGAACGGCGGCCTCACCGTGGTCGATCGAAAGCACCTGGAGAGTGTCTACGCCGCCTATCACGGGCTGGGCGGCAACGGCACGGGAACGCGTCTCTACGAGGACGCCATGAGGCAGCCCGTATTGGATTAGGAGGAGGAATCAATGACCAAAGACGAGATCGTCCGAAAGCTGACGAGCAGAAAGTTCTGGTTGTGCACGGCCGCCTTCATGGGCTCCGTTGCGACCAGCGTTGCCGGCATCGCCACGGACAACCAGGCCGCCGCCGCCATCGGCACGGTGTGCGGGGTCGCGAGCGCGGCCATCTACGCCGCTGCAGAGCAGGCCGTGGACTCCGTGCACCTTAAGGCGGGTGGCGACCATGACGGAGACTAAGCGCGCCTTCTCGCGCCGCGCCTTTCTCGCCGCCGCGCTCGCCCTTGCAACCGCTCTTGTTGCCCCGTGTAACGCCGAAGCCTACCAGAGCGTCAACAAGTACGTGAGCAACGGCCACGGCTATCTCAATGCGTCCTACCTCGTCATCCATGAGACGGCTAACCCCGGCGCAAGTGCCTATAACCATACTTTGTTGTGGTCGCGTGATGACACCTATGCCGTGCATCACGTCATGGAGTTGGACGGCTCCACGGTCTACAACACGGTCGCGGAGAACCGATTGTGCTGGCATGTCGGCAACGGCAACGGCTACACGATCGGTATCGAGCTGGCGCACGCCACCAACGCCTCGGACTTCGCGAAGCAATGGTCCGAGGCCGTGAAATGGACCGGCGATGAGCTACGCGCCCGAGGCTGGGACACGTCCCGCCTCCTGAGCCACTATGAGGCGGCTCAGCGCTGGGGCGGCAGCGACCATACCGACCCCAATGGATACTTCCAGGCCTACGGCAAGTCATGGTGGGAGTTCAAACAGGCGGTCGCCGCCTATCTCGGTAGCGGCTACGTGGCGCCCATCGCGCCGACCAACGGCAACGGCGGCACGTACGCCCCGGCGACGTCCGCCAGCCGCACCAAGTTCCCCAAGTCCACCGGGGCGTCCGTCAACATCCACTATGCATTGCATAATCGTGGCGGCGGCTGGAACGAAGTCGTGACCAACTTCGACGACAGCACCAGCGAGGGATTCGCCGGAATGCCTTACGGCGCCCATGACATGCTCATCGCCTGGGTCGACACCGGCACGCTCATGTACCGAGTCCACACGCGCGAGAGCGGATGGCTCGACTACGTCCAGACCGCCAATTACGGCGACTCAGTCAACGGCATGGCCGGCCTGTGGGGGCAGACGATCGACGGCGTGAAGATGTACTACGTCACCCCGTCCGGCGAGTACAAGCAGGTCTACTACCGCAGCCAGGACGTCGCTCATCCCGACTACCACGATGAGGTCTGCGATGACGGCACGACCTACGGCGGCGATGACTACGCGGGCATCTACGGTTATGCCCTCGACCGTCTCCAGTGCTACGTCTCGGACGGCACGCGCCGATGATCGCGCTGACGTTCGTGCTCGGAGCATTGTTCGGCGGCATCGTGGCGACCGTCGCATTTTGCATCGTGAGCGTTAATCGCCCATAGACAACAGAAGCCCCTCCCCGGTATTCCCGGGGAGGGGCCTCTTTGTGTTAATAAATGGGGATATTCCGGGTGCACGCCCGCGCGGATTTCGTATCCCCAAATTATCCCAAGTGCGCGTGCTAACCCGTTTTTACGCGCTTTTGCCGTTGTTGTCGTACTTAAACCAGCAGGTAAACGGCGCGTTCGTTTTTGTCGTTCCTACAGGTCAGTACTGCCACAACTAACGGCGTGCCATCTACCTGCGGCTTTGCGAGGGAATATCCTAACTTATCCCAAGCGCGTCGAAGGCGGCGCGCACGACCTGCTCGGCGGTGGGGCGGATGTAGTGCCGTCCCGACACGCCGGGGAGGGCGTGGCCCATCAGCATCTCGATGAGGTCCCACGGCAGTCGAAGCTCGACTTCCGCTATCGTACGC